AGCAGCTGTTCGATCGCAACACCGACAACTGGGAGCTACTCGAGTCGACCGCGCAGCAGATGCTCCTGCCGTACCGCGTCGGGATGGGCGTATGAGTTGCGGACTGTGCGGCAAGATCCGCGCCCACCTGCCCGAAGCGATCCGCTCGCGGCTCGCGGCCGTCGAAGCTAGAATGCGTCATACACCACCGCCGCGACCGCCGGCGCCTACGGGCGCACCGTCGCCACGACACTTGCCGGAAATCCCTCCGGGTGGCGACGGCGGAGCGACCATCGCTGACTCGCAGGCTGAACATCGCGAGCCGCGACCATGACGCGCACTGATTCTTGCGAGGCAGCGCTGACTGCCCTTGAGCCCAGCCCGGCAAAAGAATCGAACCCTGCGAGCGCTGAGCCGGGCAGCGCCGTCGCAGGGCAACTGAGGCGGCGGCCATGAAACGCCGCGAGATCCGCCCCACTCAATCCGGCGAGCTCCGCCACGTCGGCAACCTCGAGCGGCGCACCCCCGGCACCGACTCGACCGGCGCACCGTCGACCGCCTACGCGCTGTTCGCGGAAAATGTGTACTTCGCGATCGACGATTGGAAACCCTATGAGACTCAGCAGGCCGATGCGAGCGAGCGCATGATCTCGACCCGCATCCGGATCCGCTATCGGCCGGGCATGGCGGGCTCGGCCTCGGGGACGTTCCGCCTGGTCTACATCACCAACCCCGGGGAGTCGCCGCCGGTCTACGAAATTTACGAAGTGCTCGGGGCGATCCGCGACATCAACCTGCGCGTCGAATTGCAGCTCACCTGCGCGCTGCGCGATGCGGCAGGCTACCGCGCCGGGACGCCGCCGTCGTGAGCGATACCGTCGTCATCGAAGGCCTCGCGCTGCTCACCAAGCAGCTGAACGCATTGGCCTCGCTCGAGGAAGGCCAGGCGCTCAAACGCGCGGTTAGGGCCGGGATCAAACAGGCGCTGCTGCGCGCGCAGCAACTCGTCCCCGTCGGGCATCTGGCGCACCGCACCTACAAGGGGCTGCTGGTCGCGCCGGGCTTCGCACGCGACAGCTTGCGGATCATCTCGACCATCAACCCCGAAAAAAATATCGCGAGCGGCATCCTGGGCGTGCGTAAGCAGGCGTTCTACGTGGTGCAGTTCATCGAATTGGGGACCCGCTTCTATCCGGGCGAACCGTGGATCCGCCGCGCGCTCGAGGAGGCTCGCAGCGATTGCGAGGCGGAGTTCGTGGCGAGCATTGCGCGCTCGATCGAGCGCGCGGCGGCCACCACATGAGAGTCGAAACCGATTTTCGCTCATGGCTGCTGGCCGAGCCGACCATCTCGGCGATCGTCGGCGGGCGCATCTTCGGCCTGGTGCGCGAGCCGCAGGCGGCGCTGCCGGCGATCAACATCCAGCGCATCGTCACGCGGCGGCAGGAACTGTTCTGCGGCGTGGACCCGCTGGTCTCCGCGGACCTGCAGGTCGATTCGTACGCGATCGACGGCGACGGCGCGTGGACGTGCGCCGAGGCGCTGCGCACCGTGCTCAAGAATTTTTCGGGACCGATGGGCACGACCCAGGTCGACAAGGTGTTTCTGATCAACGAGTTTCCGTTGGTCGATCCCGATCCGGGGATCATTCGAGTGGTGCAGACCTATAACTTCTGGTACGTGGAGGATTGACAATGATTGAATCTCCCTTGGAAACGCCGTTCGTCGGCGGGATTTTTTGGGCGGTCGGCAACGGTGGCTCGCCCGAAGCGTACACACGCTACTGCGCGGTCGATGCCATGTCCGGCATCGGCTCGGCCAACTCGCTGATCGACGTGACCACCTTCTGCTCGATGGGCGTGAAGGAATACATCGCCGGGCTCGCCGACGGCAAACAGGTGACCATCGGTGCGAACTACCTGATGGGCGACGCGATCCAGGAAGGCCTGATCTCCGACGTCGAGAACAAGGTCAAGCGTAACTTCGAAGTGCAGGTCGATGGCGTCTCGCCGTTCCGGCTCTTCAAGCTCACCCTCGCCATGCTCGATTGGGAACTCGACCCGCAGGTCGCCAAGCAGAACGTCATCAAGTTCATTGGCAAGATCAGCGGCAAGATCATGCGGTCATGAGCCTGCTCGAGGGCAGCGTGAAGATTCGCGGCGTCGCCTACACGGTGCGCGAGATCAGCGGGCGGCACATGCGCGAGGTTCGAAAGCGCCTGAAGGATGCGCCCGAGACGGTCGAGGCGTATCTGGCCTGGGCGTGCACGACCGAGCCGAAGTTCGCATCCGAGCAGGCGGCCGCCGACGAATCGCATCTGGTCTTGAAAACCCTGAGCGAGAAGGCCTTCGAACTCTCGCAGCCGCCAACGGCTGAGGAGGCGACAAAAAACGACTGACGCCTGAGCAGCTATTCGAGCATCGGCTCGCCGCGCTGCTCGGGCGTTCGTTGGGGGAACTCGACGAGCTCCCGGTACGCGAGCTCGCGCGCTGGGCTCAGTATTGGATCGAGGAACCCTGGGGCAGTGTGCGCGACAACATGCACGCGGGCCTGATCATCACGGAGCTTATGAAACCGCATCTGCCAGAGGGCGTCACCATGTCGATCGACCAGTTCATGCTCAGGTCCAAAGCGGAACTCGATGAGGTCGCGCGGCTGCGCATCGTCGCCGCACTCTCCGCGATGGCCGACGCCGGTGAACGCGCCGCGCGCCGCGAGAAAAAGTCATGACCGATTTAGCCGCCCTCGTCGTCCGGATGCAGGCTGACAACAGCGCGTACGTCAAGGCGCTCGATCAGGCCACCAGCAAACTCAACAAGTTCTCGAAGGATCAGCACAGCCTGGTCAGTGAGATCGGCGACAAATTTAAGGAGTTCGCCACCCGCTTCGCCGAAGCGTTCGCGCTGGAAAAGATCGTGGAATTCTCGGCGGGCGCGATCGAGGGCGCGGCATCGCTCGAGAAGTTCTCGCAGAGCGCCGGGGTCTCGGTCGAGGAACTTGGATCGCTGCAGATAGCGATGGCGGGCAGCGGCGTCGATGTGGACGGACTCTCGCTGGCCTTCAAGAAACTGAACGTCGCGGCATCCACCGCCGCCGGCGACGGGAACAGCAAGGCCGCGATCGCCTTCCAGCTGCTCGGGATCAACGTGCGCGATGCGAGCGGCAACATCAAGGATGCCGCGACGCTCAACGATGAAGTCGCCGATTCGTTCTCGAAGACCGCGGACGGTGCGAACAAGGTCGCGATCGCGGTCGCGCTCTATGGCAAGCAGGGCCAGGAGATGATCCCGACCTTGAATCAGGGATCGGTCGCGCTGAAAGCGCAGCAGCAGGCGGCGATCGACGCGGGCGCAGTGCTCTCAGGTCCTGCAGCGGAGGCCGCCGAGGCCGCCGAAAAGAAATTCGCGCAGCTGGCAGCGACCACCAAAGGGCAGCTATCAGTCGCGATCGTCTCGGCGCTGACGCCCGCGCTCGATGACGTCGCCACCGCCTTCAAAGGCGCAGCCAATAACTCGGATCTATTTCGGCTCGCGGGCGATGGCATTGCGCTGGTGTTCCGCACGGTCGCCTCCATCGTGGCGGAGATCGGCCGCGAAGCCGAGACGGTCATCGTCACCTTCAAGGGCGTCGGCGCGTACGCGGCGGCGGCCGTGCAACTCGCCAAGGGCAACCTCTCCGAAGCCAAAGCGATCATCGCGGACTTCGATGCCGAGAACGCGGCCACGCAGCAGAAGTATGCCGATATCCAAAAAAGGATTTGGGGCGAGCAGACCCAGGCGCAGATCGACGCGGCGAAGGCTGGCGCGAAGGGCGCGGAGGATGCGGCCAAGCCGCAGACCGGCAATCTCGAGGCCGCCGTCAAACAGAACGCGGCCGATCAGGCGCTGAAAAAATTGTCGGAGAGTCTGCGCGAACAGGCTGATGCCTTCGGCTTAGGCGGCGCGGCGGCGGTGCGCTTCAAGCTCACGGTCGGCCAGCTCGGCGAGGACATGAAGATCGCGAGCGACCAGGGCAAGGCCTTCGCCGCGAGTGCCATCGCGGCCGCTCAGGCGCTCGAAACCAAAAAAGACACCAAGACCGTCACCGACTACACGGACGGGATCATCCGGCAGATCGCCGCGCTCGATCAGGGCGGCCTCGCCGCTGAGAATTACGCGCTGCACTCGGGCGCGCTCGGCCTGGCGCTCGACGGCACCGGCAAGAAAGCGGACGCCTACCGCGAATCAATCATGAAGGCGAAAGCGATTCTGATTGACGACCAGGACCAAAAGGCCGTCCAGGCGCTCGCCGATAAAGCGGATGTGCTCGCGGGCCGATTGAACAAAGCGGCGCTCGCGGCTTTCGACCTGCAGAACCAGATGCTCAAAAAGAATCTGGAGGCCTCGAGCTCGCCCGACGCGGCCGCAGGCCTCGCGGTGCTCGCCAACGAACGGGCGCACGTCGATGCGCTCTCGAAGATCCAGGAACTGAACCTGCAGGCCGCGCAGATCAACTCCGTGATCGGCGACCAGGAAGCCAAGATCGAACTCGCGCGCTCGGCCGGGCAGATCACCGACATCGACGCGATGAACCAGATCGCGGCTCTGCGCGCGAAGCAGATCACGGACCTGAACAGCGTCTACCAGGCTGAGCAGGGGATCGCCGCGGCCGCCAACGATCCGTCGCTGACCGACGGCGTGCGCAAGTTCGGCGTGCAGATCGACGCGCTCAAAGTGCAAATGAACCAGTTCGACCAACAGGTGCGCCAGGGCCTCGAGGGGGCGTTCGCGCACAACTTCTCGGATCTCATCACCGGGGCGAAGTCCTTCAAGCAGGCGATCCTCGGATTCCTGCAGGATATCGACAAGCAGTTCGTCGACATGATCGCGAAGCAGTACGCGCAGAAACTGTTTGCAGCGGGCGGCGCGGACGGCAGCGGAGGCGGCGCATTGGGCGGCCTGGCCGGAATGCTCGGCGGCTTACTCGGCGGCGGCGGCGGTGCGGCCACTTCGATCGCCTCGACCGGCGCGGCCGCGGCCGGCACCGACACCGGCGCACTCGCCGACACCATCATGCCGTTCGCGGGCGGCGGCACGTTGGGCGCGGGCAAGGTCGGCCTGGTCGGCGAGGCGGGGCCGGAGCTCGTGTACTCGGGCTCGCAGAACATGAACGTCATTCCCTCTGCGGGTCTGGGCGGCAAGCAGGTGAGCGTCACGAACCACTTCATCATCCAGGCGCCGGGCGGCACGATCAGCCGCGCCTCGCAAATGCAGACCGCAGCGGCCGCCGCGCGCTCGCTCTCCCAGGCCAATCGACGCAACAACACATGAGCACCATCACGCCGGATCTCGCCGAGACCTTTCCCAACTGCCCGACCTACGGCTTTATCTCGGAGCCGAACTACCTCTGCAAGATCACGGCGCGCGAGGGCGGCTACGAACGGGTGCAGCGCATGTGGGCGCGGCCGCTCTTGAAGTTCACCGGCGTGCCGTTCGGCGATCAGCCCTTCGAGGACATCGAAGACATTCTGGATTTCTGGCACGCGATGGGCGGCTTCGCGACGCCCTTCCGCTTTCGCGATTGGACCGACTACAAATCGTGCCGGTTGAAGGAGACCCCGGCCGCGACCGACCAGCCGCTGATCGCCTCCGGAGACTCGCCGCCCTCGTATCGACTGGTCAAGCAGTACGCCACCAAAACCGGCCGCACCATCCAGCAGCGCGAGATCACGCGCCCGATCGGCTCGACCATCCTCATCGCGAACAACCTGGGCGTGACCCAAACCGATTGGACCTTGAACGAGGCGACCGGCCTCCTCACCAAGGGCGGCAGCTTCGCGGGCACGCCCACCGCCTGGGGCGGGGAGTTCGATGTGTGGTCCCGGTTCGATGCGATCTTCAATCCGTCGATCTCCGAGCATCAGGTGATGAACGTCACCGTGCAGATCGCGCAAAAGCGCGAGCCGCTCGCATGATGTGGTTCTGGATCGGCGGCGGCCTGGTGCTGCTCGCGGCGATCGTGCTGGCCGTCGTGCTGGTGTTCTTCACGGACTATTCGAAGTGAAGACGATTCCGCCGCTGCTGCTCGCCGACATCAAGGCGCAGTCGACCACGCTCGCATTCCTCTGGTCGATCACCATGTTGAACGGCCGGGTCATTCGCGGCACCGAGCACGATCTCGATATCGACATGCCGACGGGCGTCGGCTGGCCGGACGCCGCCGCCGGAGAGTACTTCGCGCTCGCCAACGTCACCGCCAGCGACATCACCAGCAACTCGGATATGTCGGTCGACAACCTGCAGGTCGACGG